AATTACATCATCTCGCCGCTTTTCTTGTAATGCAATATTATTTTGTTTAGATCCGGAACTCGATCCCGATACAGAATTTTGTAGATACGAGCTTTGACTAGTATAATATTCTACAAGTTCAACTTTATATTTGAAATTAGCAATCCGTTCTTTTGCTGAACTAAAATGAACAAAATTATTATAATCGGTAAAATCGATTCCTAAATCTACACCTGTTCCTAAACTACCACTAAACATTTTATCTAGAATTTGTTGAGTAGTACTAGCATTGGTAGCTAAAATATCATTCCATACTTTAAAGTCCGTTTCAGTTATTGTATTAGTATTAACCTCTATATCAAAATTAGGAGATAATTCATTGTAATTGTATACTGGTGCTTCGCCTTCCACAATAATATTATCAATATATGGATTCATTAATTGACTAACAATCCATAACTCTTGATTAACATCTATATCATTAGATAATGGTGCATGTAATTTTACATGTATATTATTATTATCATCTGCGTCTTCGTTATAATCTATCCAACAATTTGTAAACCGATAAACTTTATTTTCGCCGAAGTTTAATGCCATATATGCAAATGATGATATATTGGGATTATCATCGCCTTGAATAATTCCGGCGCCTGCATTTGGTAGAGAATCGATAAATGGCTCGGCTGGGAAGTATGGTGTAGTACCTATACCTACTGCTTGATCTCCATTCTCATCCCTAGTATCTAAGTCATATGATGGTCCATATGCGCCGGCATGAATTGGTGATTTATGACCATATGTATATTCTACTTGCCATTTTGCAAATTGTTGGTATTGATCAAATATTGCAGCTTTATCAGTATATGCTCCGCCTAAGGGACTATCCCATTCGATATAGTCATCACGGATACCTTTAAAGTCTTTAAAATTTAATTGTACCTCAGTACGATCTGGAGATATTTCTTTTATAAATAATGGTCTATCATCATATGTACCAATTCGGTTTCTAAAATTATTTAGAACAAATTTAAATTGTCCACGCTTGATTTGCAAACTGTCAAGTAATACTTTCAAATCTAATGTAGTAGATGTGCCGAATGCCATGGCATTTCTTAATATAAATCCTCCGGAGGAATAGTCGGCTGCTAGTGCTTTTTGATATGCCGTCTGTGCTGATAACATTGCGGTTTCTGCATCGTAATTTGCTGTTATCCATTGACCATTTAATGTATATAAATGAAATTCTAATGTATATGGATCTGTTCCTCCTTCGCCTGGGCCGTATGGTAAAACTTTATCAGGTGATATTGCGTTCCAGACTTTTACTGGTTCTATTATTGCTAACTCATCGTCAGTAAATAATTGGCCACGCATTGGTCCGGTGGTCTCTACTAACTCATCTTCATTTTTATATATATCTAATCCCATATATACTTGTTATCCTCTATAACGCATACTCCTACGTTGTCGTGTAGTGGTCCTAGGATTCCGCTTACCTTGGAACCCTAATTGCTGCATCATTTCATTAAAATTTACATTCCTAGGATTTCTTCCTCCCATTGCTTGTAATAAGCCACCGGTAGGGTCGGAAGGTCCTGTATACATGGCACCACTACATCCACCTTTAGAGGTACACCTGGTGTAACATCCCTGTGCAGTAGAGTCACATTTTGCCTCACAACCGGCTTGGCATTTTCTATATTGTCTTTTGGTCATACTATCCTCTCCTATATCTATTTCTTCTAACACGACCTCTTCCACTGACCCGGCCGCTAGCGGTTTGCCTTCCAGATGATCTTCCATGCTGCCTTATTCCAAAATCAACATCTTCAAGAGCGTCAGCAGGTCCTTGCTGTAATAAACCACCTCCACCACCGCCGGTTGCCATTCCGGAGGCTCTACAATCTTTATAACAGGCTTTATCTACAGTTGCAGTACCGGTATCTGAACATGCCGCTACACAAAATTGTACAGTTTCTTCAGTTAATAACTGTTTTACTATGTCTTTAAGTTTTATCATAACTATCTCCTATATCTTTTTCGTTGTATACGACGTCCACGTCTTCCATGCTGCCTTATTCCAAAATCAACATCTTCAAGAGCGTCGGAAGGTCCGGATGGTATCTTTACTGTTGGGTTACTTAATTTTGCTCCGGTCAAACCTATTTTATCACAACAACCTCTCTTACCTCTCAATATACAACAATCAAATAACAAGCTCCATCGCGGGTCCACTAAGGCCCCAGTAGGCGCACCGGCTCCTGGGGGTCCATTATACATCCCTTCATTAAAGGCATCTATACAGTCATCATAATTGCTGCCTCCTTTTGCAACTTTTTTACACCATCTATGTTGTTCTCTCTTTGTCATAATTATGGTCCTTTAGCTAAAATTTCATCATCTGAATCTGATTCGAATGTTTTGTCTCCCGGACCCATCACTCCATGTATACTATGTATTATACCATCCTTTCCATCTTGTAGATAAACTGGAAGATTGTTATCAACATTAGATAACTGTCTATAGCCTGATCCCGGGACGAAGTAATTTCCGACGTTTCCTACTACTAACGGTGGTCCATCGAATTCTGCACCAAACTGGCCCGGGCTATATGCGCTACCACCAGGTGTGCCATCTTGTCCATAATATACTGATGTATCTGTTTGAGATAATGCTATAGCATCTGATACTCCTTGTTCATGAAACGCACGTTCTCGTTTAACACTATCATATTTTGGGGTTGGTATATTGGTGCCAGAGTCTGTGATTGGCAATTTCCATCTGCCAGGTAATATATAATACTGGTCATGATTATCCAACCGGGCCTGGTACTGTCTGGTACTATGATCCGATTTAGATTCATATACATTATTACTGTTATCGGTAGTCGTATTAACTAAGTTCTCAAAGAGGTCTTTATAGCCTTGCTCCGTCCGGGTGACACCGGAATATTGTTGATCTTGGACCCATTCAGCATAGTTATCTCCCCATTCTACTTGTATAGCATCCCATGTCGGATAATATGCTTCATTTCCTTGCGGAAAATATGGTTGCAATTCTTCTTTAGCTAATGGATCGCCTCCGTTTAAATATATTTGGTATTCTTCTAATGTTAACGGCTCATATTCTTCATATCCTATTATTGTACCATCATCTGCATAAATTGGATTTCTGAATAACTGATCATATATGTCTTGACCATATGTCCATAAAACTGTATTTGGATGCAATTGTTTTTTTGGTAGTAATTGAATTGAAGTTCCTAATATTTGAGATATATTGGGGTCCCAATATAAGGATTGATTCATTACTCCAGATGTATCATCCGGCATTTTGAAACCATCAAATGAAGTTGCAGATGGATTAGGGGTACCCGGAGCACCTTCTGGGTTTATGCCTTTACCTTCCATTAAATATGTTGAAGGTGGATGGCCGCCTTTATAGTGACTCCATCTATTTTCTGGATCATCTGTTTGTGTTTCATCAAATGGTGTTGCTAGATGCGTAAATCCATTATAATTAGAATATAATTGATAGATATCATAAAATGTTTTAAATGTGGCCGCGGTTTGTAATAGTATATTGTTATCTTCATTAGTAACTGTAACTATACTTGTTCCTTTTCCGGGACCATAATATCCACATCCGCTGGTGGCATCCCACCACCCTTTAAAAACGCCATTTTTATCAAATATTTTAGCGCCTTGATATGGGTTATTGAATCCTGTACGGCTATTGCCTGAAAGATTCCCAATAATACCATAGCCATCATACCATAATGGAACTCCAGTACCGGCAGGTAACTGTGAAGATCCGGGGCCAAGATACTCAACTGCTATAGCTCCGTTCTGTGGTTCCGGGTAGCCATTTGGGTTCAATACTCCACCTTTCCATGTACCTGCACCTCCCTGATTTCCTTGGCCTACGAACAGTCTCTCATGAGGATTAGTTTCTGTCCAAGGTGCGACATGTCCAAGAGAATTTCCTGGGTAACTAGGCCATGGCTGTGGTGGCAATCCATTAGGTGTAGCAGTGCCATCAAATCTTGCTTCAGCGTTATGGTCTTCATAATTTCTAGAAACATAATAAAACCACCAAAAATAATCGCCAACAGCTACAGCATTATCAAACCATTCTACCGGACCAGCTACTCCATCTGAAGTTGTAGTAATTTCTTTATTAAATACAAAGGTATTTTCGTTATACGGCAAGCTCCTATATTTACCATTTATCATGATAAATGTATCTTTATGTAATCGCGTCCGCATACCTGGAGATAATTTATTTTCAACAACAGTTTTGGTTAAATTATCTTTTAATATAGGAGACATTGGTTCGGCGTATTTCCATTTCCATGTATTGCCGGCTGCTTCATTGGTCTTCATGATCTGTGGTACATTAGCCCAAATGCCTTGATCATTACCCCAATCAATAGTAACCATTTTATTTTCCCATTTTACACGTAAATGTTCAACTATATCTTGTTCCCCAGGATCATTGGGTGCTAACTGGTTATATCCTGTTTCTTCTGGATGGTATTGTGTCCATTCATTTGCTCGAGTAGGGAAATGTCTGCCATCTTCTATTAAGCCTATTTCCATGACTTCTAGTACCTGTACGCTACTGTATTGTAAATTACGTTCTCGTAACATGACTTGTACTGTTTGCCAATCTGGGATATATCGTTTTTCGCCGGCATACATAAAATAAATAATTTTCATATTATCATCTACCCGGCCATTTGGATATGTAATAAACGTACCATCTGGTGGTGGCGAAAAAGTTTCTGCTATATCTGCTAATGTAGATGGTGGTATAAAATATGTAAATTCGGTATCTACAACATTTTGATATTTACTATTGTTATATAAATTTTGTATACGGGGTATAGATAATGTAGTATTAGTTTTATAATCTTGACCATAATATAAAAATCCAGTTGACGTCCGTTGGATAGTATTTTTATGATTAATCATATCATCCACCCATTCTGGAGAAAAGGGAGCCTTTAAGGTACCTTCTATAAGGGTTTTATTGGTGGCCCAGTCAGAGCCTGTTATTTGAACATTGTATATTGAGTCCATATTTAAACTACCAACAACAGTTGCAACTATATTAATTCCTCCAGGCATTTTATCTCACTAATTTAAAGTAATAACCATTATCATAAAATTGAGTATCCAAGCCTCCGGCTTTTTCAATCTTAAAAACAAATTTATAAAATCGTTCAGGCATAAAAGCATTCATCCATACATCAAAATAATTACCATCTGAATCACAACTTATTTTAGTTGCAGTATTGTCAAATGGAATTAATGTTTCTTCTGTTTCAGAATCTTTTACAGACCAATAACTTGATGTAGGCAAATATTTTTTAATTAGATATGCACTAGATGTAGCATATGTTCTTGCTGGGTACATTGCACGTCCATCTAATCTAAACCTAACCTTACTTTTCTCTTTATATGATGTACGAATATTTGATACCGTTAACGCAATATCTCTATCAGTTAGTTCAGATAAAGATCCGGTTTCAAATGATCTATCATTCCAACTAACTTCCATCCTAGGGACATATATGGTATGAGTATCACGACCAAAGAATTTTAATTTACCAAATATTGCACTGCTAGACTCATCTGCATCTGGTCGTTTTATAACGAATCCATTATTTACTATAGAACCGCTTAGCCATGTATGAACAATATTTGTTACATCCATACGTACATCCGGTCCTACATAATTAAATGATTGAGATGCATAACTCGATGTGTACCATGTACTACCACCCGGGGTGGTTACCCATGACCCAGTACTTGTAGCAACCCAACTTGATGTTTGCCAACTTGTACCTACATCTTTCCCATCTCGATAATACCACGAGCCACCATTTGTTGTTTCTGGATCATCATTAAAATTACCATTTCCGTTCGTCCATGATTCACTAACTGGATATGCAACTAAACTATATGATATTGGCAAGTCGCTCGAATCTATAGCTCGAAGACTTAAATGAAATGTGGCATCACCGCCTATCTGGCCGGATACAATGCTATTAGACACTTCTGTTACATTAAATTGTAATAACGCTCTACTGTTATATGTATTCGCTTGTACCGTACCATCGGGATATGTTTGATTTGCAGTATATTTAGTTACTTCTAAAATCGGGTCAATGCCGGTATTACGATTTGGATATCGTTCATATAACGTTATATCTTTTTCTGGGTATATTAAATATATCATATTAGTAACTAACTATTTTTCCTTTTATATCTTTATTTGGAAATTTAATTTCAAATATACTTGGATCTACTGGCGGATATAGTATATTGTTACGTGTTGCATTATTACATGTATATACATTGCCAGCATATCCAGATGTAGTATCATATTTATTTACAAATTTAAATGATGATACTGTTTGTACGCCTTCTAGTTTATCTAATCCGGACATGTATTTTGTTATTATTAATGGTTGATTAATTGACATCTTATCATTGTCAAATGCAGATTTCAAATAAGATATACAACGTAATAATACATCACTATTATTTGCAGCTGAAGTCGGTATAATTTCAAATTCTATTCCTAAATTAACTATAAATGGCGTTTTAATATTAATTGCATCTGTTAACATTCTATGCTGAGATAAATAATTTTCTAAATTATTATTTAAAGCAGTATTTAATGCAACGAAGTTTTTATTAGCATCATATGTTAACACATATAAATTAAGTGCCAGATGATTTAAAATTTTTGTCGCGTTACCTATGTTACCAGAAGGATCTGCATAACCACCGGTTCCCCCGGGGCCTTGATAATTTTGTATAAAATAATATTGGTCCATTGCATTACTAATATTATCGATCATCTGTTGTTGAATATATGCTGGCTGTATTTGCTGAGTCGATCCGATGGTTACTGCTCGGCGGCGGCGGCCTCCTCCATAAGCTCCTACGACGATTTCTGGTTTATGCGATATATCTTTTTCTCCTTCTTTACCTTTAGTCATCCAATCAGTAGATTTCTTTGTTACGGTACCGGTTGCTTTTCCAGATAACTGTTCATCTGTAGTTATATATGCTTTGACCACAGAACCAAATTTTGCTGGCATCGCGTAACATCGTATCACATAATCTTCTTTAGTTACTGCTCTATTCTGTGATGCAAAATCTGCAACGGCATCCCTACGAATTTTTTCTATATCATCTTGTGAATTAGCACCTTTAGCAGGTACGGTATTATTTGCAGCTACCGAATCTTTAATACTGGTTAATAATGTAGCATCTAACGAATTAATATCTTCATCAAAAGTAATGCTAGATATTGTATTAATACTATTAGGCTGAACATTTTCTACTCTGCCTTTACCAATAGCATATGTTACTGTTAATGTTACATTATTCGGGGCAACTCCATATGTACGAGTATAAATGAAATTTGTAGGATCTATACTTAAATCAACATTCCGTGCAAGATATTGTAATCCCATCCCAACATTTTTTGGGTTTGGAATTATATCTTCATCTGATTCGCTACTAAGACCGGATCCGAATTGTATTTCAGTTAAATTATCTTCACGTAAATGAGTTGTAAATCTATGAGGCACTTGTTTCAGACATAATAGATATGGTACTGTACCACTATATTCTGATAATTCCGGGTCATTATATGGTATATTACGTATTGGTTTCATTATAGTATCTTGTGCAAGATAATCTACTTCATACCAAGTATTACCATCATCGTCTATAATAGAAACAATTTCTGTAACATTAGTATCTGATAATACTATTTTGTCATATACTTTCGGATCTCCGAATGTAAATGCTGCGGATTTTATTTCCCCAGATTTTGCTGAGACCTGCTTTTTTAATAAGTAATATTGTATCTTTCCAGTACTATCAGTTTCATACACTGATACATCAGTATTATTAACACTACTACTGGTGGCGAAATCTACATAATCTAATGTTCTAAAGGTTGTACCGGCTTGTGTAGTAACTCGCATATCTGGTTGTATGGTTAACGCATACCTCCAATCTGGAGATGCAAGATTTGCATCTACTGTTACTCCGGTATTATATGTACTTGGAATTAGTTGATATACATCTAATTGTACATTACTAGGAGTTACTGTTTTTGGTTTATACCCAAAATTTTGTGCTAATGTATAAAGATTAAAACGTTCCTGGGCTTCCGATGGTAATGATTCACGTAATTGAGTATCCGTATAAAAGCTTAATACATCGCCTACATATGATGCCATTTCTATAAACATCATCCCGGGTGATGATTCATTAAAATCATTATAAGTATTTGGAAAATACATTTTTGCAAAATTAATTAAATTTTTCCGGAACCTTCCAAAATCTTTATTTAAATATTTTATATCTTTCTTTATTAAATCTGACATTAAATTCCTTATTGAATTATATTAACACTATCACCAGTAACGATAAGTATTATTTCATGATTAGCTCCTTGGTCATTTACCTGGAATCGTAATTTAATTTCTATGCTATGTTGTATATTTCCATTTGTATCAGTATTATCTACAATTATATCAATAATATTAATATATGGTAACCAAAAATTAATTGCCGATTCTAATGCGTTAGCAACTTCTTCAACTAATATATCTGTATTTGGTTCAAATACTAATTGTTGAAGCCTAGTACCAAATGTGGGATGATATAATCGTTCTCCCATTCTAGTAAGTAATAACATTTTTAGATTACTTATTGCTTGTTCTTCAGTGGTATAAGATAATCGAAATACACCTCCGCCACCGATCTGATCTTTATATAATGATCCAGCATTAATCGGGTTAGATGGATTACCAGTCAATGCTGTCCTAGCTACTGATTTATTAAGTGGTAATAATACTCCAATTGCTTTATCTACTATTAAATCATCGGGCTGATAAAAGAACTCAATTTTTTGTTTGTATGCATTAGCCTGTTTAATATTTACCGTTTTAGTACTGACATCTCCTCCGCCGCCGCCAAGCTGGCCGCCGCCGCCACCACGACCGCCGCCGCCAAGCTGGCCGCCGCCACCACCACGACCACCACCGCCACGGCTACCGCCGCCACCTTCTCCACGGCCGCCACCAAGCTGGCCACCACCACCGCCACGGCTACCGCCGCCGCGACTACCGCCGCCGCCGCCGCCGGCTTCTCCGCGGCCGCCACCTGTACCGGGAACATATGAAATTAAAGATATATTTGGAACTTTTATACGGCCCATTAGTTACCTTTCTTTTTATCCATAGCTTTTAATAAATCTGAATAATCTCTTGTAAATGCTGCTGTCAACTCTTCTGGTAATGCTTCCATATTTACTGGTTTGCCTTCTAAATCTGTTGCTGGTGCTGCATTAGGTGTTGACGTCATGTGTCCAAAATTCATGGCATCATCAGCTGTCATTGTTGGCATTGAATCCCAGGATACTGTTTTCCCGTTAGAATTTAATTCTGCTGGGCGCATTGAATTTGCGGTTTCGTTTAATATATTATTTAAAGCAGAATTTTTTGAATACTGTTTTTCCTTTCTATTAACAGCTTTATACATTTGCATGCCATGGTTAATTGTTTTTCGGTGATCAGGAGCATCCTTTTTTTCGTTAAGTAATTGTAATTCTGCCCTAACAGCTTTACGGACTTCTGTTGAAATAATTTCTCGTAATACTTTAATGAATGTTTTACTAGTCATAGTCTTCTTGGTTTTTAATAAATATGAAACAATTAGAAATCAGGTAAGTCCAGACCAAGGAACTATTGCTAATGGTGGCACGCTGCCAGGTGGCATGAATCCTATATAAAAGCCAGAAATTAATTTCATCTGATCTTTTAAGACCGTCGTAAATTTACTGGCGGCATCTGCAGCTGAACTGTTTGGGACACCAATTGCGTTATATAATTGTAATGCTAATACTTGTGGTATGCCGGAGAATAAACAAAATGGAGAAGCTAATAATATTAATGGGTCTAAATTAAACGCACCTGTTTTTAATGATTTTTCTATTGCAGGCAAGCCACCAGGAATGTTTTGTGACATAGTTTTCATTAAAGGCGATGATTTATCTATATCAGCTACGGCATCGTTCAAATCTTTCTGTTTTATAAATGCACCTAATGGTACAGGAGCTACTGTTGGAGGTGCTGGGGGCATTGGATTAAACAATACTCCACTACTACCGTATATAGGTATTGACATCCAATATTGTACTAATGCTTCTGCAAATGGTATATATGCCTGTACAGTCGTACCGAACCCCTTTTCACAACTAGATATGTTTTGTTGCAACATCGATAAAAATCCTTTGTAAAGTATTTTTGGTTTTGGTACTATAGTGATATTTCCAAATGATGTTTGTGCTGGTACTGTAGCTGCGATGTAAGCTGCAGTAATAAATGCAGCCGCTATTTCTGATGTAATATTAGGAGGCGGTTTAGACCAATATGCACTAACCGTGCTTTCAAATAATCCCCAATTAGCTGGCATTACTGACTCATATTATTTAATTGTTTTTTTAATAGATCAATAGCAATCTTTAGTGCCGGATTAACGGCTGGACCTGTTCCATTAAATGGGGCTAATGATCTTTCATTTACTGATGATGATGCTAAGGTATCTAGAAGATCGCGTATAATATTAAAAAATTTATTCATCATCATTGCCCACTCTTTAGTAATAACTCCGACATCTGTTTTTCCGACTATAAAGACTGAGTCTTTTTTTGCGTTAAATACTAATCTATCGCTAGTGATAATTACTTGAGGATTATTGAATTGATTCGGTTTTCCATTTTTGCCGGCGAATTTGCCTAGGCCATGAGCTGTTTCAAATGCTGTTAATGTTTGTGTACTAGTTAAATAAATACTCGAAGCATCCGCAGTATTATTTTTTGGATCTCCGGGATTTTCTACACTATAAAATTCTTGTTTTTCTGTAACCGGTGGTGTACGAAGAATTAGTATTGGTGAATTTGCTGGACCTTTATAATTTGGTTGTTGTTCATAATAAAATGATGGTGCCGCGGGCCAGTCAAAACTACTGCCTAATCGAATACTTTGTCCATATCTTCCTTGTAGTAAATAATCTCCTTCGAATGGTTGAGTCGGTAACTTTGGTTTATCTGTATCTGTAAATGTTTCTCCTAGCGTCGGAGTTGTTAACTTATTTTGGTTAGGAGTGCCAGATTGGGCAGAATATTGTGATGTACGCGTCGAATTATTTTTAAATGATGTACTTGTAACTCCGGGTACTGAATTTTCGAATATACTGCTTTGAGCTGGAATAATGGAGCCGTAGTAATACCGCGAATTCCGTTGATTTGTTGTAGATGCTGTAGATGATAAGGATTGGTAAACTATAACATGTTCGCCTATTAATGGTACTGTATATGAATATGGATTCAGCGGATAAGCTGCTTGTGTCATATATGAGGTCGTACGGCCATGACCTGCTTTGAATCTAACTGTTACACGTCCTCTGACTTCATTTGGCAGTTTTCTATATGCATCTTCTACTTTAACTACTTCTGCGCTAAATATCTTCGGCTTCATCTATTGATTGCGCTTCTTTTATTTTAACAATTTCTTTTTCGGCTTCCTGTAATAAACGACTTTTTTCTGCTTCTGTTATTCCGTATCCAGAATCATCATCTCCGGATGATGTACTACTCATTAATCGTTGTACAATTGCAGCTAACTTAACTAGATGATCATCATTCTTAACTGATATCTCTAGATACTCTTTTATAAGCGGGACTATAACAGTTGCATCACCCATACTTTTCATTAATGGCTGCAACTCAGATATTAACGTGTTTATTTGACGATCTTTACGTTTACTGTTGTGATAAATATCTTTTAAAAGATCAGAATATTTTTTACCTTTAAATAATTCGAAGTTATCATGCATAACTAGCTTTTCTAATAAATATAGAGTTTAGCATTTATGTCGTACATGTCCGGTGGACTGATAATGTTC